CAAGAAGCAGAAGCTCGATCGCGATGACATCATCGACATCACCGATTTCGATGTGGTGGCCTGGTTGAAGGCTGAGATGCGCGTCATGCTCGACGAGGAGCTTGCTCGTGCTGTTCTGATTGGTGACGGTCGTGCGTTTGATGATGACGACCATATCAAGGATCCGGGTCTGACCGGTGCTACGGATAATTCCGGTATTCGCTCGATCCTGCATGACGATGATCTGTATGCTATTCATACTACGCTCGCCGCTACGGTAGATACTCCTCCGGAGATGGTCGACGCCTTTATTGGAGCGATGGCTGCCTATAAGGGATCGGGTTCTCCGACTCTCTACACCACGCTCCCCCGGCTCAACTCGCTTCTGGTGTTCCGAGATGCTCAAGGTCATCGTCTGTGGAGGACCCCGGCCGAGCTCGCTTCGGAGATGGGCGTTTCAAACATCGTGACCGTCGAGGTCCTGGAGACCGAGGCCAAGCTTGTCGGTATTGTCGTCAATCTGAAGGATTACACGATTGGTGCAGACAAGGGTGGCGACGTCGCCTTCTTCGACGACTTCGATATCGACTACAACCAGTACAAGTACCTGCTGGAGACCCGTGTTTCTGGCGCGCTTACCAAGATCCGCTCGGCTCTGGTTATTGAGACCGCCTAAATAAGGTAGGCAGCCATGACGAGGTTCTTTGGTCGCATTGGTTATGGAAGTTCGGTAGAAACTACACCTGGCGTCTTTGTTGATGAAATCGTAGAGTATTCATATTACGGTGATATTATTCGTAACGCTCGAAATCTTACTCCAGGAGAAAATCTTAATCCTGATCTCAGTGTTCAGAATTCCATTAGTATTGTGGCCGATGCATATGCCAATGAACATTTTTATGACATTCGGTATGTGGAATGGGCGGGGGTTTTGTGGACGGTTCAAAGCGTCGATGTGCAAAGCCCCCGTCTACTACTGAGATTAGGGGAGGTGTATAATGGGCCAACGCCTGACACTACACCAAATCCTTGAAACGATCGCTCCCAAAGTATATTTTCAGCCGCCGACTAATGTACGGTTGGAATACCCATGTATTGTCTATCATCGAGATTTTGCAGATACCAAATTTGCAGATGATGAACCATATAATCATACCAAACGATACATGATCATAGTGATCGATCGAGATCCGGATAGTGAAATTCCAGACAAAGTGGCTGCATTGCCGATGAGTTTGTTTAACAGGTTTTATACAGCCGACGATTTAAATCACGACGTTTATAACGTCTACTTTTAAGTGAAAGGAAGGATATGGCCGCCTTGACATGGGATGATGTTGGCGACAAGCTATATGAAACTGGTGTAGACCATGGTGTTCTGTATCTCCCAGACTCGTCTGGTGTGTACAACACCGGCTTTGCCTGGAATGGTCTCACGACAGTGACTGAGTCGCCAACGGGCGCCGAGCCGTCCGCGCAGTATGCGGACAACATCAAGTACCTGAACCTCGTTTCCGCTGAGGAGTTCGGCGGCACTATCGAGGCATTCACGTACCCGGAGGAGTTCGCCCAGTGTGATGGTACAGAGCTTCCGTCGCCTGGTGTGGCCCTTGGACAGCAGATCCGAAAGATGTTCGGTATGAGCTACCGGACGAAGGTTGGCAACGACGTCGATGGAATGGACTTTGGTTACAAGCTGCATCTGCTCTATGGTGCTCTGGCCGCTCCGTCGGAGAAGGCCTATGCCACAGTCAACGATTCACCGGAGGCAATCTCGTTTAGCTGGGACATCTCGACAACTCCGGTTCCGGTTACCGACTACAAGCCGACCTCTCTGATCGTGGTTGACTCGACTGTTGTGGATGCAACTGATCTGGCAGCACTCGAGGATCTTCTCTATGGTGCCGGTGCTACCGAAGCTGCGCTTCCGACTCCGGATGCCGTTATCGCACTGTTTGCTGGTCCGTGATCTTAAGATAGGGAGGCCAAGGAATGCTCACTATTGTAGTCCTAGGTGTCGAGATGTTCGACGACGAGTCACAAGAGTTCACTACAAAAGACGACGTGACTTTAGAGTTAGAGCATTCTTTGGTCTCACTGTCAAAATGGGAGTCTAGACACGAAAAGCCTTTTCTGGGTAAGACTGAAAAGACAAGCGATGAAGTCCTTGACTACATCAAGTGTATGGTATTGACTCCTAACGTCCCAGATCAAGTCTTCTCTAAGTTTTCGGAGGAGAATTATACCCAGATAAATGATTACATCGAAGCTAAGATGACGGCTACTTGGTTCAATGAAGTTCCAGGAGCTCCAAAAAGCCGAGATGTTATCACAGCCGAACTCGTTTACTATTGGATGGTGGTCTTTCAGATCCCATTTGAATGTGAGACCTGGCATCTTAATCGTTTGTTCACCTTGATCCGAATCTGCAATGTCAAGCAATCAAAGCCTAAGAAGATGAGTCGATCGGAGATTGCAGCTCGGAATCGAGAACTCAACGCTCAACGTAGAGCGCAATTGGGTACTTCAGGTTAGAAAGGGGGTGACAATGACAGCTCTTGCTTGGGATGAAATTGGCGAACGGCATTATCAGACAGGTATTGATCGAGGAGTTCTCTATCTCAACGATGGAACGGCGGTTGCTTGGAATGGGCTTACTTCAGTAGAAGAAGATTCAACTTCTGAAGTAAAATCATACTATCTCGAAGGTGTGAAGTTTCTCGAGAACTTTGTTCCGGGTGATTTCGAAGGAAAAATCAAGGCACTTACGTATCCCGAAGAGTTCGATGAGATAAATGGGCTCTCTAGCATCTCTCCTGGTCTTGATATTTACGATCAGCCAGCCAGCAGCTTTAATCTAGTATACAGAACGAAGATCGGTAACGATCTATCACAGGATTTTGGCTATAAGATTCATATTCTCTATAATGTCATTGCCAATCCTGATGCTATTTCGTTCGATACTCTCGAAGATTCTGGAATCCAGCCGACGGAATTCGCCTGGGCTCTAAGTGGTACCCCAACGAAACTTGTAGGTTTTAGACCGACTGTTCATATTTCCATCGATTCAACACAAACACCTCCTGAAGTCATGCAGGTTTTGGAAGAACAGCTGTATGGAACCGAAACGCGTGATCCACGTCTCCCTTCGATGGCTGAAATTGCTGGATATTTCGGTTATCTTCAAGAGTTCATCATTGTGGACCACGGAGATGGTACTTGGACGGCTATCGATGCAGCTGACAACTACATTACGATGCTTGACGAGACTACCTTCCAGATTGATAACGCAGACGCGACATATTTGGATGCAGACACGTACACAATCTCATCTACGAGTCCTGGCTAGGAGGTGAAATGGCTACCGTTACTGGTCTTACCGCCGAACGTATGCTTGAGATCGAAGCTGCGTCGGTTGTTGACGGTGATATTATCGATGGCGACTTGATTCTTACAAAGCATGATGGGTCGACTATTGATGCAGGTAGTGTAATTGGTCCGCCTGGTCCTCAAGGACCTCTTGGATCGGATCTTGATGTTGTTATTCAGAAGGCTATTCTCGATATTGGTATGCCAGGTAATATTCGTGCAGGTCGAGTGCTGACGCTAAGTGATTTCACGAATATTGGCCTATCAGCACCAGAAGCTCTGTGGAATTTCTCAAATGTTCTGACAGATGCAAGCGGTAACAGTCATACACTTACCGATAGAGGATCAGTTACCTTCATTCGGGGTATCGATGGTACGGACGTCAGTGCTGCACAATTCAATGGATCAAACGCTCTGTATATTGTCGATTCAGGAGCAGCCGATCCATTTCGACTTAGAGTAGGAACGTTTGCAGCTTGGGTTCGGACGGCAAAACAGGGTGTATTTCAGAACATTATCTCAAAACGTGGCCCAGGGAGTCAGATTGGCTATGTGCTGAGAATCCGAGACACGAACGTGGCAAGTTTCGGAGTCAGCTCTTCTGGTACTGCTCTGAATGAGATTAACGGGCTCTCGAAAATTTGCGATGATCGCTGGCATTTCGTCGTCGGCATTTTCGATGGCATTCTTCAAAGTCTTTATGTGGATGGTGTTCTGGAAGCAAGCGCATTGCGTGGTTCGAGTGCTGCAGAACTTATATTTGCCTCTAACGAGCCTTTCAATATTGGCGGATTCAATGCTGATTTGAGTACAGCGCCTGCTGAGCCGCATTTCGGACGAATTGATGAGGTGTTTGTGACGCCTGAGATTCTCTCAGCGGACAACATCTTTAATCTGTATTGTGCAAAAGTTCCTCATACACTTGCAGCTATTCCTTCGGGAGTTTCTCTGACTGTGGTTCGTGGGTCTAAGGGTGCATCATTGCTTCCCGCTGATTTTCCTACCACACCGCTTCGTCTGTACAATTTCTCTGCTGGATCATTCGGTAACGATGGGTCC